TTGATGCTTGTTAGTTCTTGGGCCATTAGCTTCTCAACAAGTGTAGAAGATTGTTTCTTCTGGGTGTCTGCCAGCGTCTTGCGCTATTGCATCTGACAAGTATTTGTTAGCCATCTGGAAGTATTCAGCAGTAGACGTACCGCCTGTCTCACCTCTTTCTCTTGAGGCAAAAGCTACGGCAAGATGTAAAACAGGGACTTCCGGTATCTTTAGGACATCTGTGTCACCGCTCAAGGCCGCATTACGTTTTGCTGCTTTAAACTTTATCGAGTAAACCCCGTCAGGCTTTGGATAGACCTCTAGTATCATGTCTCCGTTAGAGTCAGCACCGTTGTAAGTGTAGTATTGCGGTGATCCACTCAAAGGCGTTTGTAATAAGAACTGCTCTTCAAACCAGTTGTTTGACTTATACTCCATTGTTAGGTTTGACGTATCGTTAATAACTAAAAACTCTTTAATCTTGTGCTGAGAGCCTGTCAAAGGATAAGTATGGTCACCAGAAGACGTTGTAATCGTAATCAACGTCCTTAATGCAGACCAATCCCATGCGTTCTCTACAAGGTCTTTAGCATCGTTAACCAGATCACCAATTAGCTTGCTGTATGAATTAGCAGGGACAGTAGATACCTCTGTCTCTCTCAGTCTTCTCAATACGTTGTTTACTAAATCTAAATACGTCATTAGATCATTCCTTTAAAATAATCATTTAAGCCTAGTTAAAATTACCAAACAGGCTTTCTTGCATAATGCGGTCAAGAGAGGCGTTGTAATCCTTCTTTAAATTATAAGGTACTGCTTGAAACTGTGGCAATCCATAGTTAATTGAGCCTGAGTATGGTTCAAACATACCTCCAGCACCACCACCGCCACCACCGCCACCACCCCCGCCGTCATCAGGAGGAGGCTCGCTTGTTGGTAGCTCTGGTTCTGGTTCTGGCTCAGGCTCAAAATTATCTGGAGGAATTACTGGCCCTAGATCAGGATCTGGTTCAGGTTCAAGCTTAGGATCATCTGGCTGAAACTCTGGCTCCGGCTCAAACTCTGGCTCCGGCTCAAACGGCAAAGGATCATCAGGGCTTGAACCTGGCCCTTCAGAGGGTGCGTCATCCACGAAATCTGGTTCAGGCTCTGGTTTAGGCTCTGGCTCTGGTAAAGGCTCTGGTAAAGGCTTTTCTTCATCCGGCGGAGTTTCATTCGGATCAGGTTCTTCACTTTGATCGTTTAAAGGGTCATTCGGAAACTCGTCTTTACTGCCTGGTATACCATCACCATCAGAGTCTAAAGGCTCTTCACTATTATCAGCCCCCGGAGGCAAGTCTCCCTCAGGTCTACCAGTAGCAGAGTCATCTGAAGGATAAAGAACGCCGTAAGGTGCTTCTGCTCCTTCTTCACCTGACCGCCAATCGTCAATAGAAGTATTTAAAACTCCTATTATTTTGCCTAGAAGATCGCCTAGAATCCACGTAGGAGTTTCTAGCATCTCTCCTGACGACCCTGTAAGAACTCCATCAAAAATATCACCAATTATGTCTAAAAGGTCTTCTTCGGAAGTCCCTACAACTACCTTACCTGCTTCAACTAAGTCTCCTAATATGTCTTGTGCTTGTCCTAATAGTTCGCCAGGAAGGGCCACTAAATCACCAACAGCACCTTTTATTTTTTCTTTTGTTTCGGCTATTACATCGGGAAGAGGTACAAAAGTACCATCTGGGTTACGGAATTTTATTTTAAGAAGCCCTGGAGGTATAGGCAAATCTAAAAGACCACCAAGAACAATAGAGTCTCCTTCTATTGAGCTTGATTGAATACCAATACCACCTCCACTTAAAACCTTGTTTAAAATTGCGTCATGAGCAGCTTGGTCTGCTGCTGTCCAAGACCCTCCCGCAGAAGTTTTGCTTCCTTGTAAAGCGGCCTTAATTTCTTCTAACCCTGTTCCCTGCATTGCAGCTAAGTAGTCGTTTTGGTAGGTTTCTTCAGGGGTAAATTCAGGAGGAAGCTCTTCTGGAGGTACATCTTCTGGAAGAGGCTCTTCTGACGGGGGAGGATCTTCTGGAGGAAGCTCTTCTTCTGGAGGTGTTTCTTCTGGAGGAGGATCTTCTGCTTTTGCAGCTTCTTCTCTTTTCCACCTTGCGCTTATTTCTTCTTGTGTCTCTCCTGTCTCTGGATGCCTAGAGCCTGGTTCAGGCCATACAGGTTCAGGAGCTTCTTCAGGAGGAAAATCAACATCTCCATCAGTTAAGTCTGGATCTATTTCCTCAAAAGAACCATCAGGCTCTAGCTCACTTGTAGTTGTTACAAAGTGAACTACGTTATTTTGAATAACTTCTGGAACATCCTCAATAGAGGCAGAGCCTTGTTTAATCGCCTCTCCCCATCCAACAATAATATCTCCTAAAGATTCGTTAATAACAGATGATGCTTCTCTTACAATATTTCTAGACCCTAACCTTTCAGGCGTAGCCCCTAGATTAGGGAACATGCCTCCTGTTCCTGGCTCAGAATTTCTGTCATATATGAACCCAGGGTCTGCTGTTCCGTCAAAAACTTGGCCTAACCCTCTTCCAACTTGATTAGGAAATTCCCAAGCATTTTTTAATGCTCCCGTTAAAGAATTAGAAGGAAGCTCAAACAAAGTTTTTCCAAGAAACTCAAATCCAGTAGCCATTATAAAGACTCCTTCTTAGAAACAGACACTACCCTGTCTGCAAGTCTTTTAGCTCTTTGAGGAGTCTGGTCTTCAGCCCAGCGGGAATCCATCATCTCTACTGCTGCTAGAGTAAAGTTATTGTCCTCTATTGCTGCTTTCATGTTCTTGAAGTTGCTTAGACCTCTCTTCCCTAGCTGGAAAACACATATTAACAAGGACATGCTGCATCTCTTGAGGTAGATCCTCCCAGTTATTGTAGATGCCCATGCAGCCGTTTATAGCTATCTGAACGTCTTCTTGGAAGAGAACGTAGCACCTATGCTCTGAAATGCGTTGGTCATCAGGAACCTGCTCCCAATTAACACCGAATATTTCTAAGTCTTTCTCAGGATCAGTGTCTAGGATTTTGTGACCAATCCCGACAGTTGCGTGTAGCTCACTACAAAGATAAGCGTGAAGAACCTTTCCTTCGTCTTTGCTGATCTCTTCGTATAACTCTTTAACGTCTACGGTCATCTAGTTAATTTCCCAATAAAATAACCAATAATAAAAACAACAGCAATTTCCATTATCCACCATTCCCGTTCTTTTTAGACCAAGCAAGAGTAGAGAACCAAACGCTCACTAATCCTGCAACACTGACATAGTAGATACTGCTCATTGCGCCTAGTATATCAGCCGCTTTATCTAAACCCATCATCCCACATATTACGACTAAAGAGGGGTATANCAACATTCCAAGCAAGGCTAACCAACACATATTTCTCTGTGCATCTGCCTTTTCGTGCATGACCTCTAGCTGTTGGAGCCTTTCTGATGACTCTATTTCCTCATCGCTAACAATGCCATCACCATCAGTGTCATACCGATCATAACTAGAATTTGGTTCTAGTTTCTTAGGACTCATTCTGCTTTTCCATTTTGACGTAATTCAGCACAAAGTGGTCTTTAATTAAGCTCTTTGGCTCCCCTATCTCTACTAGCTTGTTGTGCCTACGCATCAAAGGAGGAACCAGTGGGACAATATCTTTGCCGTTTCTGTACTGAGTAACGCTTACATTGTCGAGTATCTTTAGCCTACCGCAGCGAGGCGCACCAAAGGTCACTATCTGAGAAGGTGGAATCTCGTCCCTAGTCATTAGCGCACCAACAATTAACGCTACTGCTCCACCCAGGCTGTGGCCTGACAACTCTATGTTCTTGTGGTCAATATCTTGCTCTAGGCAAGTAGAAGTAACCTTATTGACTAACCGCCTGGATGCTTTCAAGAATCCTGCGGGACACCAGCCTAACTCTCTAGTCCAGAGAGGCAGTATTCTCATGTCTCTAAGCGCGTCTTTAGGCTCATCTGTGCCTCTGAAAACAAAGACAGTTGCTCCGTCATCACCTTCAGCAACAAGAGTCTCTATGTTTGCTTCTTCAAACGTAGATTTACGGTATACCTGACCGCATAAAACACTTAACTCTTGGTGGCTAGTCATTCTTAACAGCCCTATCGTCAGGATCTCTCTGACAATCCACATGGTCTGAGCTACGCTTTATTTTAAAGGCTCCGCTGATAAAAGGAATGGTTGATGGGACTTCAAACTCATAAGTGCGTTCACCACATATTTGAATAGATGAGCAGCCAGATAGCATAACTAAGCTAATTAAAAGTAAGTATTTCATAAAGCTCCTTATTCAAATAATTCTGTATCTTTGTCAACCATCCTTGGGAAGGCAGTATGCCGATATGTTCTCTTGCCATTTATAAGGCTGTCTATCAGATGCTGACTCTCCTCGTTCTACAGCGTTAGCAAATCTGTTGCACCTGTAAATGTCCTTAAACAACATTTCATCCGTAGTGACTATCTCTCCATCGACAACTACAACCAGCAAAAAAGCCATTAACATTAGTCACCCTGCCGGTACATCCATATTCCTGCTACTAAGAAAACCATAAAACAAACCCAAGCAAACACTACAGTCCCAATCAGCTTCATTGTTTTTTTAAAATCAGCCCTGCGTTTTCTTATTATCTTGAGTTCTTTTTCGTGTGCGTATCTGCTTTCCTCCATCCTCTTTTTAATACTTGTATAGAGGTCAAACTGTCCCTGCATCATACAAATATCTTTCAACTGCTGGTCAAAATTAGCTAGTTGTCTTTTTGCTGACTCCATTTTTAGCGCGTCTTTATAAGACATTGCGCCAGCCTTAGCTTTCTCTACCTCATTGTACTTTTCGTCTGCCTCTGCCCAGTTTCCAAGTATTGAGTCTAAATTACCCTTCCCTTCTTTGACCGTAGCTATGCCATCATTAAGTGCTTTTAAAGCACTAAGTACAGCAACAACTTCCCCGATCATTAGAGATCTTTAGAAAGAAAAACCGCACCCAACATAAAAGGGTACATAGCCCATATTAAAGCCTCTAGCCTGACCATCCTGGATGATCCACGCTCTAATCTTTCTTCTATGGTTTTAAACCTCAAGGCGCATTCAGCTTCATGTCGATCAAGATCACTCATCAATCAGTCTCAGGCCAGTTTTGTGCGCCCATTACTACAGCAAGCGCATCTACATCTGCTGCTCCAGTAATAGCTGTTTTAAGTCTGCCGTATTCTGTAATGACTGCTGCGCGGAAAGTAGCTGTAGCAGAGGGTATAGCAACTTCACGCTCTGCAAGACGTATGATCATCCAATCTGTTGGTGCTAGTGCGCTGTTGGCTTGAGACTTGATTTGAGCTTTCATGGTGTACTTGAGTCCACGGGTAATTAGCTTCTCGCTAGTGTCTACCATTGCTCCGTCATCGCCTTCATCTGGATCAAAGACTTGCACATACAATTGATTGCCGTCAGCGTCTTTAGCATCAACATCCTCGATAGCCATCGCTGTGTTAGTGAAGCCTTGAGTTGCTACACCATCTACAAGCGTTACATCTCCTTGTGTGACGTAGTAATACTTGCGATCTTTCTGTTCTGCGTTGACGATATCTTGCAAGCCATTGGCTGTCTTGAAGTCGCTGTCAGCTACTCCTGCGGGAAAGCTGGTGTTTGGGAACAACTGCTTGAGCGTACCTGTAGCCTCAATCGCCCCGTCTTTTATTTTTGCAAACATATTATTCTCCTGTTATCGGGCGTTGGCTGTTTTGAAGGGTGATTCTGCGAAAGCCATGTAGAAGTAAGTTCCAGCATTAGCGTTGTAGTTAGAATCTGAAATTCTTAGCTTAAAACCATTACTTAAAATATCCATCGGTGACTGGCTTGTAGATTCAGCATCGGCTAAATTTGGAAACAAGCGATGGTTTGCCACGTTATCTATGTCTCTTTTAACGTCTAAAATTATCCAATCCTTTGCTACATCAGTTCTTTTAACCATCACCCAAGCGGGTTTGAAACCCGTGTTAACAAATGGCCCATCCGCAGATCCATTGCCGGTATAAACGCCAATTTTGCTGTACCCCGGTATTGAGGCGAAACAATAAGCAATAGTTGCTTCGTTAGCACCAGTTGAACGAATAAAATCAGAAGTAAAAGACCCATAACTGGCACTTACCGTGGTTTTAGCATCATCTCTGTCTAAAACAAGACGATCATTTGACCCATCAATAACGGTTGTCCAACAATACCAAGCTGAATCACCCCACTTGTAAAACACCATTTCTGGAGCAACGCCTAGACCATGAGGAACAGTTCCATCAGCATCAGTAGTTCCTGCATATTTTACAATGCTAAATCCAGCAGTAGGATTTGCTGAGACAGTTGCGTCTACGTTTCCGCTTGTGTCTGTTGAACCTGACCCATTGGCTTTCCAATTCCAAGAGACATAGTTTCTTCCAGAGCCGTTAACATCACCGTTGTTGCCACCCCAAGCAAACCCATCACTTTCGAATGTCATTGCTCTCGCGCCACCTGCGGCATTTACTTCTGCGTAAGGGTCATTTGAAAAATACTCTTTATTACTGCCACGAACAGCATCAACAAGTCGATGCCAAGTCTCTGCGCCTCTACATTTTGTCCACGAAAAGTCCGGTTGAAAACCTACACCTGAAATAGTTTGTGCGCTTCCTGTTCCTGCATACAACACCGTATTAAACTGCTCTTCCGGCAGGGGGATTGCTGGGTCTGGGAGGTTGGCGGTTGATAGGGCTACATGCCCTGACGGGGGTGTATGTGCAAACGTCTTTTGACCAAAGTTAGCTTCAAAAGTTATAGAAGTACTTCCACTACCATCACCAAAAATAGGAATAAAATGTCCTGATGAAGGAATTGTTATAGCTACGTTAGCGGCACTTCCATTTTTGTAAAAAGTTATTGTTGAGTTGTCTAAATCAAGAGCAACACCAATTACATCATCAGCGTTGAAGTAAGGACTAATTGATGTCCAAGTGCTACTAACAATAGAATAGCCATTATTTGTGTTTTGCGAGTACCAGCCCCAAGCAGGGGCAGCGGCTGTTCCAATCGCAGAGTTTGCATTCGATTGGTCAGAAGTTAGTGTAACCCCTAAACCTAATGCGGCTGTAAAACTTCCTGTAGGCTTGCTTTCCCAATACCATTTTCCAGAGGAAACCCCCATTGTCCCTAAAAATCTTCGTCCAGAGCTTGCTCCTGTGGTTCCTTTTAGATTTCCTTCTGCGTAAGTTGCACCTCCATTTACAGAATTCAACGTGCAAAAGTTATTCGTAGGCGTGTCGGTTACAACGTCAGCGTTGGCGAGGTTAGCAACAGTCATTGTGTTGCCTGTACCACTAGAATCAGTGCCTATAGCACCGCTTACAAACTTTCCGTAAAAACCATTAGTCCCGTAGCTACCGCCTTCATATTCTTTTGGAACCCACTGTCCTGTGTCTGAGTTAGTTTCGCCAAAGTCGCTTGGTGCTTTTGCAACACCATCAAGAATATGTACTTCTGCTATGTAGCCGTCAATTCCACCGTTGTAGCTGTTGTCACTAATATAATACGGATTATTACCAACAGCCAAATAATTGTCATCGAGACTAAACGCAGTATCATAATTTTGAGAAGGGTATACCTCAGTAGAAAAACTAGTAATTTGAGTACCGTTTACATAAAGTTTTAAACGATTAGCCGCTGTGCCTTGAGTGGTGTCTACTGCTAAGACTATGTGATACCAAGAGGAAAAATCCCGAAATACAGCGTTTGTAAATAACTGAGCTTGTACACCGCTATTGAGAATAACAACCCTTAAACTACCGTTGTAAAAAGCTAGGTTGACATTATTCGTATCGCCAGCATTTCCAAAAGCCACGATCATTTTAATGTCTTCTTTAGCACGTTTAACCCAGCAACTATAAGTAAAAGTTCTTCTATTTCCTGTCGCAGCCGCTTGGCGATAAAGTATTGGGATATCAGCAGAATTTAAAAGAATAGACTGATCTATCTCATAGGCACCAACAGCCCCACTACCCATGATTACTTTCTTAGCAACGGTACTCATTAGGACATCACCTGTCCTGCTGTGAATCCATAATAAGTTGTACCACCGTCTACTGTGTAGAACACAAAAATGTCTACAGCATCATTTGCGGTTGATAGAGTTGGAGCAGTATCTGCTGCCCACTTGATTGAGCTATTCCACGTTATCGTTCTAGCGGTA